GTGCGCGGCCGGTATGGTTGAATCAGCGTCCAGCCTGTGCTTTTTCAGCCAGTAGATATTGCACGGGCCGCCGTCGCCCGTATAGCCGTTCTCGAAAGTGAGCACATCGCCCCAAACCTTGAAGCGGCGGGAGGGGTAAGGCTGATTATCGACGGGATGCTCGACTTTAACTACGTCGATGCGCTCGGTGAGGGAGGACAGGTTGACCGTGTTTCCCTGGTCCACGGTATTAATGGTGGCGTCGAGCTGCATGAGGGGGCAGTAGCTCGAATAGACCAGCACGGCCTTTTGGATTGAACGGTCGATCTCGCCGTCCGTCCAGCGGTAGTTTGCGGAGTCCTCGTCCTTTAGATCGCGGCGCACATCCGCCCGCATCGAAGTCAATGTGGTCATTTATGCCTCACCCCCTGCCCCCTCTCCGGTGGAGAGGGGGTGTTTATTGTTACGAGAGGGACTGCGTCCCTCTGCGACTCCCCGTATGAGATA